CTTCAACAGCAGCTATAACTGCATCTACTTCTCTATCTTCTCTTGGTGGTGATGGTAATATAATTCTTTGCCAACCGTCTTTAAATATTTTTATAGAATCATACTCAGGTTTTTTTAAATCTTCCTGAGGTTTAAACACTAAATGTTTTAGTGCACTATCAGGTCTATCATCTAACCTTTTTTCTTTTAAAAATCCAGTAAAGTTTTTCATTTGCTTTGTCCTAACTTAGGGTCTAATTTTAGAGGTTTAAAAGCAATCCAATTTTCTCTTATAGCCCACCCACCTTTTTCATCTTTAATAAAGACCGATGAATTTTTAATTTCATTAGAACCTCTAAAGTCCAGACCAAGATTAACTTTACCTGCCATTTCATCTGTTGAAATCATTCTATCAATCATTTCTGATATAGTATCAGGAACTTTACCAGCAAAGAAACAATTTGCTGTTGCATCAGTCCTGCCAAACTTAAGTTTACCTGATGTAGCTTCTTTCTTTTGATTTTTGTCTAACTTAACACTATTGTATGGAGAGTTCTTGATGAATGGACAAACTGTTATGGATTTAAATCCTGACCTGCCTATTCTATTATTTTTATTTAATTGCTCAAGAGCATCTTCAATTAACCTTTTGCCTTGTTTTGGAAATATTGCATGAAATCTTTCTGGTAGCATCCAATTCTCAAAGTAAGTTGCGTTTTCATCTTTTAAACTAATATAAAGTTTATCACCTAAACCTGGTAATTTTTTATCTAATCCTACAACAACATCGGTTTTTGGATTACCTGCTGTTTTAGTAGTAGGTGCACCTAAGTATGTTATACTATACATTTTTCCTTTGTGCTCAAATTCCCACAGAGGTCCTGAACTATTAATAAATCTTTGTACTACCTGAGCTTCATGGCCATGGCCGGCTTTAAAGTTTTTAAATACATTTGGATTTTCTTTTTCTGATAAATCAGCTTCAATAGGCTTGACTTCTTTTCCTGATGGTTTTAATATTTTAGATAATGGTACCAGATACTCTTTTCTTTTATATTTAACATGTGCGAGTAAAGCACCACGGTCACTTGTTTTTAATGTTTTTTCTTCACGACCAACTATTTCTATTTCTTCACCTTTCTTAATTTCTTTTCCAGATAAAGTCCCATCCATTTGATATAGAAAAGCTGGAGCTTCCATCTTAAAAGTTTTTAAATCTGGGTTCATTTCTACATATTGATAGAAATTACCTGAGGCTTTTCCACCAGTTTTTCTTTTATATTTGGTTGAATTACCAGATAAACTAGCTTCGAATATATAATTTTTGAATGATAGCATAGAACACAGTCCCCATATAAATTAAGTTTACATAACTATTTATACAAGTTTATGCGTCAAAGAAAGGGTTTGGCTTAATATTTCCTTCATCATCGTAGGAAATTATTTTCATTTTATGTAGTTTATCAACTGTATGAGCGGCTCCCTCACGTACTCCTATGTCATAAGCACGTTTACTGGCAAACCATATTAATATGCCAAGACAAACTAATTGAATTAAATATTGTTCTATACCCATTTTCTATGCATTTCTGTTGTATACCTTTGATTCCTCATATGAAGTTCAAACTTGACTGCTTCTTTCATAGAGGCAAATAAATATTCAGCAACAGTTTTACCTCCGGTATCTATTGCTTTTACAAGAAATGCTCTTTTCTTATGTTTGTTCGTAGATGTAGACATCCATTCTCTCCGCTTTTGATAATGGTAAAGACCTATCATACCTTCTAGGATGTACTCCTTCAGCCCTTGCAACTGAAGCTCTTGGTCCTCTACCTTGGCATTTAACTCTATACCTAGGAAGTGCATTTATCCTATCAGGATATCCATAAGAACTTTCTAATTTTTTTTGTTCCATATTAATTATCTTAACTGCCTTACGAATATTTTCCAATTCAAGCATATCGCCAGCACTTTCTACATGTGCGGTCATTACATAATTTTGAGAACCTCTACGAGTTCTCTTATCAACTTTAGTTAAACCTTTATCATACATATTATAACTCCTCTATTTGTGATAAAATTTTATTTACTTCCTCTTCGTTTAGATGACCTATTACATCGTTAGTAATATGTGTATCATAACAAAGAGAACCATTTTCTAAAACAGCTAATTCCCATAGTCCTTTTGAAAATCCATAAGAACCTTGATGCATGATAACTGAAGCGCCATACCCGTTATCAAACTGATAAACCTTTTGGACTCCGCCATGATGTGAATTAACTTCTTTTAGCATTAATGACTTCTCAATTTTCCGTTTAGAAATACTCCATCGAAGAAATAATCTTGAAAGAACTCCATGATATCTTCATCACTTGTTCTGTGACTTTGTGAATTCATTTCAGTATTTCTCAACCACATACTTAGCCAGGCTTGGTCAGTTTTTTTATCAACATCTGACTTAGATGTGAGAAGGTCAAACTCGTGTGAAGTGATATCAATCTCTAATGGTATTCTTGTTGCGATGTGTTCGAACTTAGTAGTGAACTTATCATCTTTAAGTTCGATAGGGTCACCACCACCAAATAAATCTGGTACAAATTTTTTCATTACGCTGCCTCCAACATATCTAGTCTACAGTTGTAGAGTTTACCAGCAATTTCGATAACAGCTTTTTTAACTTTCATTTCTTTAATGATAGCTCTCTCAACTCCAGATGAAGATCTGCATAATACTTCATCACCAACTCTAAAGCTAGCTTTTGCATTTGCAACAGCTTGAGCATTAAGCTCATTTTGTTTTTGTCTTAAAGCTTTGATGACAAGATTTAAATCAGCTTTATTGCTAATTTGGTTTATTTGGTTTATCACTTTATTCATATTTAACTCCTTATTTTATTTGAATATATGTATATTATAACACGTTCTTTTTGATTTGTAAACGGTTTTTTTCATTTTTTTTAATTTTTTTACTGAGGACCATCTGGCCATTGTTCGAATCTTTTCAAGATTAGTTGTTCTGCAACTTTATCTCTATCAGTTAATGCAACTCTCTCATCAAAAGAATCACATAGACCAGGTAGTGACCCACCTAGTAATTCGTGTAGTATTGAACCAGTAGACATTTCTTCTACTTCTTCTGCTATCCTTTCTAGGATTGCTTCATTTACGTGATTTGACATTTTAAACTCCTTATTTAATTATCTAATATGTATATTATATCACATCACTTTGCAAATGTAAACGGTTTTTTGGAAAATAATTGCACTTTTTTTAGAAAAAAAATGCGAGGTTTTTACACCCCGCATTCATCACATTATATAGTTTTTTATGTTAAACTTCTGGTTTAACTAAGGTATAGACACCATACGCTAACGCTAACCAAGCTGCCCACCACACTAAATCACCTAAGATGATTAGTGATAATGAAACTGCAACGATTACGCTACCATCCCATGATGTTCTTTCGGACCATCTGGCTAGTATCCAATCCTTAACTGAACTAAGCATGTTCATACATTTTCTCCTATACTTTAAAGTCGGCAAATGTGTCGGGATTCTCACGTTCGCCAAACTTATTTATCGGTTTGTCCGGAGTCATATCATTCATAATCTCTGACTGCGCGGATTCTTCCACATCATATAATTTCATGCGGGAACGATCGATACCAATCACGAATCTTCGATACTTGGTTGGATCGTTATATCTATTTTTCAATTGTTTTACCAACATTTGACCTAACTCATCTAGTTCCTCTGTTGATATCAGAGCAAACATTAAATCAGCTGTCGCTGGTAAACCAAAAGATTCAGATGTATCCTCAAGTCCAAGGTCTGTATTACTATATCCCGCCCTTGTTGTCTGCGTTGCAGAGACTATCGGTACATTGAACTCAACTGCCAAACCACGTAGCTCTTCAGCTATTGCTTTGACATAACTATAAGTATTTATACTTCCACCTAACCCGCGCATACGGCTTGAGGCACAAATATTTAAATAATCTACATAAACCATATCTGGTTCAAAGTTTTTCTTTAATTTTAATTCATTTAACAAAGCTCGAAAATGACCAGTATGTGCTGAGCCAGTTGGATACTCTTTTACAATAAGTTTTCCAATGGCGCCTTTTGCTATCTTACTAATCTTTTCGTTAAACACATTTTCTGGTAATGAACCTAATTGCTCTATTGGTAAATTCATAAGGTTTGCATCCACCCTTTCAGCAATTCTTTCTTCAGCCATTTCCAATGTGATGTATAAAACATTCTTACCTTGCTCTAGTGCTGATGCTGCACAATGACACATGAATAATGATTTACCAACACCAGTACCAGCCAAAGCTATGTTTAATGTTTTATTTGGTAAACCACCTTTTGTTATTTTATTAAAGTAATCCAAATCAAAAGGTATTCTATCTTCTTTTCTATTATAGAAATCAAACCTTTCCTCACTATTGTCAATATAATCATGACCTATTTGTTGGTCAAAGGAAACTCCAAGAGCATCAGATAATAATTCAGGTATAGCACCTTCAGACCTGATGTCATCTTTTCCATCTATGATTTGTATTGACTCCATGATAGCATTATATATGGCTTTCTCTTTACACCACTTTTCAGCTTCTTGGATTAGATATTCTGTGTCAATATCAGATTTTTCTCTTATAGCATCTATAAGTTGAGCACTATTATTAAGTATATCTTCTGGAGCATTTACTTTTCTTAACTCCAAATCAAGTACTTTTGCTGTTGGTAAACGATTGTGCTTTGCAACGAACTTAACAATTAAATCAAAAACATTCTTATGTGTGCCATCAAAATATTCTGGCTTTAAATAAGGTATAACTCTTCTACAAAAATCTTCGTTATTGAGTAGATGATTCAGTATCTGAGTTGGTAGTTGATTCGTCGTTTCCAATTCCTATCCTCGCTATATTATTTTGTTCACCCCATTCAAGGGAGTCCATTATTATATATCTTAGTACATCGCCTAAGTAATTTTTAAATGTTTCACTTTTATTTAATTCATCGACTGTATGGTCAGCTGGGTCTAAGATAGTATAATTAAATGACAACTTACCTTGGTCATTTTCTACATCTTCCTCAAAACTTACAGTGCCATAAGTCATCAAGACATCTTTCCATTTACCTTTTGTAAACTTTACACCAGTCATCGGGTGATTGGAATTCTCTACAAAAGTGTAGTGGGATTCGTCAATTTTCATTACTCTCCCTCTATCTCGATATCAAGGTCAACTTCCAATAAAGGTTTGTGTCCTATTGAATAATAGGTTTTAACAAACTCTTTGAAATCAGTTTCTTCAAAGATAGGATTCCAGAACTCAGCATTAAGAGTTGCTTTTTCTCTTACCTTTCCTTCTTCAATCTCACCTGTCTTTTTATTTACTCTTGCATACCAACCTACGTTTGGTTTGGTGACATATCCACCAGCCAAAGCGACTTGTAATAATCCAGAGTATGGTTGTATACCACCTTCCCATGATACACTAACTGGTATTTTAGATTGCTCTTTTACAAACCTTGATTTCTCAACTTTAATTACAAAGTTATAACCTTGTACTTCAGTACCGGCTTTTACTTGTTGCCTTCCAATAATCCAGATATTATCAGCTGAGTAATAAATACCTGTACCACCACCTACAACATCTCTTGGAAATAATCCAATTTCTTTGTAGGTATGGTTAACAGCAAGTAAAGGGACGTTCTTCATTGTTAAATAAGGAGTGACCATTCTGAACAATCCCTTTAATGCCTT